CGCGAAAGTTCCAGTCGTCAAAGTAATATTATTACAAGTCGTCGTATTTCTTAAAGTCCAGGTTCCCGAACCATTGAATAATAAATTATAAAAGGCGTTCGAGAATCCGGCCGGTATTGTTACCGACGTCGTTCCATCGAATTCAACCGTTCCGTGGGTCGAATCCCAACCGCCGGTGAATGTGACCGTTTCCAATCCCTTCAATCTTAATTTATCAAGATTGCTTGTCGCGCCGGTTACTGAAAGATTTTTCCCGTTTATGTCGAACGTTCCGTTCGTAATTGTCAACGTGCCATTTACAATACAATTCGTTCCGGTGTCTTTGTCCCAAACTCCACCGACGCCGTTGAATTGTAAGTTATAAAACGTTCCGCCGAAACCGCTTGAAATCGTATAACTTGAAGTTCCATTGAATAAAATATTTCCTGAATTCGTATCGAACCCGCCGGAACCATTGAACGCGACGGCCTGGCTTCCAAGAAGTTTTAAAGTTCCGGCGTTTTCACATGAATAAACACATCCTGTTTCAAGGGTTAAAATCTTTGCGGCCAAATCAAAAGTCCCGCTTGTTATTGTAAAACCCCGCGCGATTTCGACCGTCGTTCCGGCACCCGAACACGTTATTGAATCGGACGCTTTATTTATTATTAATTTTGAAATTATGGTCGTCGCCGCGACTGAAAGCGTTTGTTCGTTCGTTCCCGACATTGTAATTAATCCGTCGTTTCTATCCGAATCTTGACCGAATCCGGTTCCGACAACTATTCCGCTTCCTGAACCGTTTATAATAATATTTCCATTCGTGCTTTGTTCAAGGTTTCCATTTCCGGTTAAAGTTAAAATGTGAGAAATATTAAAAACGTTTTTAATATAACCGTAATCATAAGTTGGTGAACCGCCGGTCCCGATTATTTCTAAATCGTATAGTTGAACTCCGCCGCCGTCAAAAGTCGGTCGGCCGTCGGGCGGAAACCATGTAGTATCTGCATTATAATAAATCGTCAATGATAATTTATGATTATTATGCGTTATCGTTCCGGCGGTATATGTAAAATGACCAACACAAATAATGTCGGCGTTAAAAACCAAAGCGCCCGAAGATTTATTAATCGTTATACAAGGCAACATTCCGCCCGCCGTAGGATATATCGTTTGCGTTCCAGTTCCGTTAAAATTTATCATGCAATCATTATAATCGGTCGTTTGTCCAAAGATTGCCGAATATGTAACATTGCCAGTAACATTCACAATTCCGCTTGTTCCATGTTTTAAATTTCCAGTCGTCAAAGTCAAATTAGTTACGTTCAAAGTTCCATTAATAACGCAATTCGTATAATTCGGCGAACCGCCTTGAAAATCAATTTCAATATTCGGAAAAGTGAAACCACTTCCACAATTTATATTTCCGTGATTATTCCCATCCGAACCTATCGTTAAAGTATAACCGCCGTCAGAAATCGTTCCGGCGGTATAAGTAAATTCTTTATAAGTTTTAACGTTTGAAGCGAACGTCAAGGTGTTTCCTGATTTATTTATGGTTACTGTCGGCAAGATTCCGCCCGAAGTTACGGTTATGCTTTGGTTATTTCCGCCGCTTATCGTTATTAAAGCATTATGGGCGGAATTATATTGACCGAAGACCGCCGCGACTGTAATATTCCCGGTTACGATAAGATTTCCAGAAGTCCCGGCGTTTAAATTCCCGGCCGACAACGTCAACGCCCCAACGTTTAACGTTCCGGTCAATGTCCAGGCGTTAAGTGTCGGGCTTCCACCGGTGCAGGAAATTTCAGTCGTTCCCAAAGTAACACCGCCGCCGGTTATCGTTCGCGCCGCCGTAGCTAAAAATTTTGTTGTGTTACTGGTCGCCGTCCAGGTCGTTCCTGACCATGTAACATTTCTAACAAATTTCATTATTCCGGAACCGCCCGTAAATGTTCCCGAAGAAAATGTCGCGGCCCCGTTAAAAGTTATCGTTCCGCTTCCACCGGTAAACGTTCCGCCGGTTCCAGGCGCGAAACTCATATTTGAAGTTCCGACCGTGACCGTATTCGTTGAAGATTGCGTTATTGTATTTGTATAACCAGAAGTAACGGAAAAACCCGCGACGTTTATTGTCGTGTCTAAAGTACAAGGATTATTCCCGTAAGTACCGGCACCGTCAAAGATTGCAATATCACTTGAACCCGGAACCGACGCGCCTCCGGAACCGCCCGAAGACGTTGACCAAGACGCTGTACTATTATAACTATGCGTTTGCGCTGTATCTACATAATATCTACTTGCCATATTTACCTTTTAAACGATTGCGGCCGTTATTCTTGAACTATCGAATAAGCAAATTTCCGACGCGGCGACGGCAATATTTGACGTTGACCATGAAGGCGGGCCGCCCGCCGTGTTTGTTTTTGATATTTTTATTACGGCGGTCGCGATTCCAGAAACAGAATAAACAGGATTATAAAACTTTTGAATAATCATGTTTTGACCGATTTCAAAAGTATTTCCATAAGCCAAAATATTCGCGCGAATTAAATCAATTCCGTTTGTCGGAAATGTTTCTTCTGGATTCAATGTAATAACAACATCGACCCAGCCGAATCTCTCTGTCGGTCTTGAAAAATTTATCGTTTGAAGATCTCCCTGGGAATCTGTTATTTGAATATGTTCCCCTGTTTCTGAATCGCTCCAAGTTTCAATACCGGCGGGTTTTAATTGCCAAAGTTTTTCCGCAATGTCCGCGTCAGTTCCGCCGACTATTATTGTTTCAAAAGACTTTCCAGGTCGTCCGTCGCCGTCCGTGACAAGCGTCCTATTTTCTATTATTAAAACCGCAAGAACGGAATCGACTTCTTGTAATATACGCGCCCGAATAGCTTCAAATGTCGCCGCCCCCAGGACGCGCAAACTTGCCCGGCGTCGAATCCGAAGTTCGTCATCGGTTTCAATATTTCGCCCCGTTGCTCCGTCTTGTAAATTATTGACCGCGACAAGACCAGAAACAGGCGTTTCAATCTTAGTCAACGCGCCCGCGACCGCAACTATTGGGCCTGTGTTTAACGCTTCGTAACTTGTCGGCGTCCATATTTCAAGCAATGTTAAATTTGTAAAAGTCACAACTGAAAAAGGCGTTTGTAAATCGTCAACTAAAACAGTAAAAGTTCCATCAAGATTATCGGTCGCGGTTACTTTGTCTTGTGTCGGCGGCCCGGAATTAATAACAGTTACAAACGCCTGAACGATTTCATCTTTTGTCGGACTGGAATCGGACAAGACTTCAAAATCGGTTCCGTCAATCTGAACTTTATATGTGTACCCTGGTACAAGCGTCGATATATCTATTATACATTTTAAAACTTTGTATTTCGTAATTGTTTCGTCTTCTTTTTGTTCAAAGATTTCGTTCACAATTGAAAGACTGGTTTGGGTTCCTTTTGGAACGACAGTTCCTTCAACCCCGTTTAAAATTGCCATGACCTCTGTTTTTGTCGCGCCTAATCGAATGACCCCGGTATATTGCGCGACGTTATCAAGCGAAAATCCTTCGGCGGACGCCGGATATTCTGAAAGATAAACCGCTTCCATAACTTCCCAAATGTCGGAAATTGTCTTTGATACAATCCCAATTATTTGACCGAAGACGGAATCCGGCGCCGTGTTTATTTCTGGAAATGTTGTTTTTAAATCGGTTTCAATATCTGAAATAATTTCTGGTAAACGTTTAATTTCAAAACCGTTTTGCGTTAATCCTGACATATTATAAAACCTCTGTTTTTGTAACCGACCCGAAATCCGTGTCGGCTGTGAATGTTACCGTCAAGCGTCGCGTTTGTGGATTGAAAGAACTTTCATAGGCCAATAAACTTTTAACGCCTGGAGTATCTAATATATATGCTTTCATTATGGCGTCTATTCGTCCAAGGTTCGGATTTTTTACAAGAATATCCTCATACAATGGAAGACCGGTCAACGTGTCAAGGAAATATTCACCGCGAAAAAATAAGTTTCGAATACTTGCGTTTTGCGAAATAGCTTCTTGACCTTCGACAATTTTCAAATCGTAATTTTCAATTTTTAAATCGTGTGTTTCTTCGTCAAGTAAAAGGTCTTTTATAATATTCATTATTCGGCCTTTGTTTTTACTGTCAATTGTGAATCGTTTAATTCAGTTCCGTTAAATGGCAGTCCTGGAACAGGCACGGGCGGCGGCAATAAACCAGTCAAAGAAGCGGGTGTCGATGTTGTTACGGCGCTGACAGGGCCTATACAATTATGAACATGATTATTAAAAAGCGTTTTAAATTCTTCATTCACTAATTTTTTTAAACTGTTCGCGCCGATTTCAATATTCCCGTCTTTCTTAATAATAATCTTTTCGCTATTATGAACGATAATAAAATCGTCGTTATTTTCCGCAAGTGTCGCGGCGGTAAAATCCCAAAGCCCAGGTATTGCGATTGCGTCCGTCAAATCGAACTTGCGCGGGTCGCCTGGTTCCGATTCCCCGCCCTTGAAAAGCCAGGTTTCAAGTGACCGTTGCGAAAAGACCAAAAGAACGCCGTCGCCCTGGACAAGCGGGAAATGAATCATTGACGTTTTTGTCCTGGGAAAAATAACCGGGACGGCGGATATTATC